CCTGCGCTTGAGATGCCTGCACCCATCAAGGTCGACGTTGTCGCCACAAGCGGACGCGGGATGACCCCAGATGAGGTTGCGGACCTCGCCCTGAACAAGCTGATCTCTATCTCGGACACCGCGCCACCGGAGCTCGCAGCTCAGGCGAAGGCCTTCAGGGAGCGGATGCGGATGGTTCTGGTCCACTACATGCGGCAGGCTATCGCTTCTGACCGCACAACCGTGTACAATATCTTGAAAGATGCGGGTCATCCTGACCTCGCCGAAACGATCAGGGGGCTCTAATGGCTTTCACCGGCAACTTTATGGCGACCAGCTTCAAGCAACAGCTGCTCGAGGCCGTTCACGATTTCCGGGCATCCGGGGGCGACACCTTCAAGCTGGCCCTGTACACCAACAGCGCCTCCTTCACTGCCGCCACGACCGCCTATACCGCCACCGATGAGGTGCCTGACAGCGGTTCCTACGCAGCCGGGGGCGGCACACTGACCAACATTAACCCAAGCTCGTCTGGCACCACGGCCTTCACTGACTTTGCCGATCTGACCTTTACAAGCGCCACCATCACGGCGCGTGGGGCGATGATCTACAATACGACCCCGACCCACACATACACCAACCCGTCGGTGGTGATCCTCGACTTTGGTTCGGACAAGACGTCGACCACTGGTGACTTCACCATCGTCTTCCCAACGGCAAACGCGACAGACGCAATCATCCGGATCGCCTAATGGTCACCTTTGTTGATCGAGCCAAGGTAAACACGGCCACGACCGGAACCGGCACGATCACGCTGGGTTCGGCTGCAACCGGCTTCCAGACGTTTGGGGCCGCCGGTCTCACCAATGGTGCGGTTATCAGCTACACCATTGAGGACACGACGAGCTGGGAGGTCGGGACCGGCGTTTACTCGTCGACCGGCCCCACCATGACGCGAACGCTGGTGCAATCGTCGACCGGGTCGCTCCTGAACCTATCTGGAACCGCCGTGGTGTACGTCACGGTCCTGTCTAGAGACCTCGCCGGTCTCGTGACGGGTGGCGGGACGAACTTGGCCTTTGTCCAGAATGACCAGCTGGTGACCACGAACTATACCATCCCTGCAACCAAGAACGCCATGTCCACCGGGCCGATCACGGTCGATAGCGGCGTGACCGTGACGGTATCATCTGGCGCAAGATACGTGGTGATCTGATGAGCAAAATCGCACTCACGCCGAACGCTTCCGGTACCGGGACGTTCTCCATCGCATCCCCCGGCACGAACACGGATCGGACGCTAACGCTGCCGGATGCCTCGGGGACAGTCTTGACCGACCAAAGCACCGTGTCGGCTGCGCAGATCACTGGGGCCCTCAACGCCACTGGCTCTGCCCCGATCTATGCTTGCCGTGCGTGGGTGAACTTCAACGGCACTGGCACCGTGGCAATCCGCGCCTCTGGCAATGTGTCGTCGATCACTGACAACGGGGTGGGTGATTACACGGTCAATTTTACGACGGCGATGCCGGATGCGAACTATGCCGTTACGGGGTCAGTAAACTCACTCTCAGGTAATGTCGGCATATTTACAAGCTTGCTAAATTCAACAGATTTTAACAAAACGACAACCTCAGTTCGCGTAAATTCGTACAACCAAGCTGGCAGTTTATTTGATACAAATTCGACCAACGTCGCCATCTTCCGCTGAAAGGACGCACCATGCAGGTCATCATCTTCCCGCAAGACGACAACAAGGTGTCAGTGGTTATCCCAGCTCCTGAGTTTGCCGACCGGATCGAGGCCGTCGCAGCCAAGGACGTGCCTGCGGGCAAGCCTTGGCGCATTATCGACGACAGCGAGTTGCCCTCGCGTGGCAGCCGCGACCGTTGGCTGTGGACCGAGAGCGGCCCGCTTGATGCGGCCCCTGAGGAGGCTAACTGATGTCCGAAATTCGCGCAAACTCGATCACCGACGCTGCTGGCACTGGCGCTCCGAACTTCCCGAATGGTGCTACGAGCGGTGGTGTGGCTGTGGCCACCGCGACCGAAGTAGCCGCCGCCGTCCCCGCTGGCTCCGTGGTTCAGTTTGCGCGCAACACGGCCCCTACGGGTTGGCTCAAAGCTAACGGCGCAGCTGTCTCACGCACGACCTACGCCACCCTCTTTGCTGCAATCGGCACTACCTTCGGCGTCGGCGATGGGTCAACGACCTTTAACCTCCCAGACCTTCGCGGCTACTTCTCCCGCAATTGGGACGACGGTCGCGGCATTGATAGCGGTCGCGCATTTGGTTCGGCGCAGACAGATGAGTTCAAAAGTCACAATCATGGATTTGCAAACGGCGGATCATACCGATTTGTCACATTTTCTGGCGGCGCGGGTGTGGCTGGAGGTTCTGCGGCGCAGCTGGCAACGGTTACTTTCAGCGCGGGAACTGGCACCGAAACCCGCCCCCTCAACATCGCCCTCCTCGCCTGCATCAAATTCTGAGGTTTGACATGGAAGTTTACCAAACAGACACTGAAGGCTTCTACGTTGGCCCAACCTTGGCCGATCAAGACCCTCTGGACGAGGCCAACTGGCTGATCCCCGGCGGCTGCGTAGAGCAGGAACCGCCAGCCTTGAGTGAGGGCCAGCGCGCAAGGTTTACCGATGGCGCGTGGCTTGTCGTCGATCCTGCTCTGGAAGCCGATCCAGAAGCAGAGCCAGAACTTCCGCCGACCAAGGAACAGCAAGAGCAATTGCGTAGGTGGGCATACCAACAGGAAGCCGACCCCCTGTTCTTCATGTCCCAGCGCGGTGAGGCCACTGTCGAAGAATGGCAGGCCAAGGTGCAAGAGATCAAAGCTCGCTATCCATACCCCGAGGAGGCCTAAATCATGCCAGTTGTCATCGACGGAACCACGGGCGTTACGGCTGCGGCGTTTGATGGAGCAGTTGACGCTGCTGACTTGACGGGAACCCTTCCGGCCCTGAACGGATCAGCCCTAACTAACCTCCCCGCCCCCACGTCTGCACAAGTCGGAACGGCCACGGCTGGGTTGTCGTATGGTGACGTCGGCACTTATGCTTTTTTTAGAGGTCCACTCAGTACCCTCGTAACTCCCGGCAGCACTTACGCCGGTTCTTCGATGCAGGCATCCAGCATTATGAACTCTGGTACATATGCAAGTACCGTAACATCTGGCGGAAACGCTGGTGCAGCATCAGGCACTTGGCGAGCAGTTGGCGGAAGCGCGTCATCAACAGCGAACGTCGGGGCTACAACTTTATTCCTAAGGATTTCCTGATGAACTACCGCAACGCAAAGCGCCTTGCCGCCGGCTGGATCGACTGCGAGATTGAGCATGAAACCTATGGATGGATACCGTTCACCTGCGACCCCAACGACGCCGGGGCCCTGTTCGACGTGGCCGCGCTACATGCTCAAATGGATGCTGACCCGGCCACCGCAGCCTATGTCCCGCCGACGCAGGAAGAGCTTGATGCAGCCGCCGCAAGGGTCGTCCGCGCAGAGCGTGATTACAGACTGGCGTCCGAGGTTGACCCTTTGGTCTCGAACCCGCTCCGCTGGGCCGACCTGACCGCAGAGAAGCAGGCTGAATGGGTCGCCTACCGCAGAGCTCTGCTCGACATCACAGCGCAGCCCGGCTTCCCGCACAGCGTGGTGTGGCCAAGCAAGCCTGCGTGACGCCGGGCCGAATATCTGGTAGGTTGGCCAAAACGCAACGACGGGTGAGGGCGCGATGCTCGGTTTCTACCCTATAGCATCCGCTCCAATTGCTGATGACGGGACTTCCGGCGTCAGCGTCATCGTTTTTCTGACAGGCGTTCAGGCTGACGGGCAAGTTGGTTCCGTCATCGTTAAAGCCGGTGCCGGTGTCACCCTGACAGGCGTCTCCGCCCTTGGTCAGGTTGGCACGGCCAATGCGACCGGCGGAGCGACGTTCACCGTTACAGGTCTCTCAGCAACTGGTCAGGTGGGGTCTGTTACCGCCGAGGCCGGTGCCAAGGTCTCCGTTGTTGGCGTGGAGGCGAGTGGCCAGACTGGTTCCGTCACCGTCATCGGGACCGCCACGGTTCAGCTTACTGGCGTCTCAGCAACTGGTCAGGTTGGGTCAGCCACAGCCACTGGTGGCACAACCTTCTCCGTCACCGGCGTATCGGCCACCGGACAGGCTGGATCAGTCGTCGCCAATGGGTCCGCCGTCATCATCGTCACGGGTCTGCAGGCCACTGGCGAGGTGGGCGTTGCTGAAGCTGACACGGCCACCAGAGTTTTTGTCGTTGGCGTCTCTGCCACCGGCCAAGTGGGCCAAGCTGGTGTTTCCGGCGATGCGAATGTCAGTGTCGCTGGGCTGCAGGCTCTCGGGCAGGTCGGGCAGGCGCTCGCCCAAGCCGGTGCAAAGGTCTTTCCCACGGGTGTATCGGCGCAAGGTCGCGTCGGTATCGTCACCGTCGACACCAGTGGCGCAATCCTTTACTGGAACGGCTTTTGGTGGCAAACATATCCCGTCAAGGTATGGAACGGCACAAGCTGGGTCCAGAAGCCCCTGAGACACTGGACCGGCACGGAGTGGAAGTGATGACCCCTGAAATGCTCTGGAGTGCAGGCCTAAGCGCAATAATTGGCCTCATCAGCTGGGTGCTGAAGAACCATGTCGAAGAGGTCAAGCGGCTGCAAATCCTCTTGAACCGCACCCGAGAGGAAGTGGCCCGTGACTACGTCACGCGGGCCGACATGCACACCGACATCAACAGGGTGCTGACCCGGATCGACGCGATGGACACCAAGATCGACAACATCCTCCAGAGGCTCGCCAAATGAGACTGGTACTCGTCCTATTGGTCGCGGGCTGCGGCCCGGTTACTGTGTCCTCTGTGGCCTACACGACGGCCTGCCCGAAAGGTGACGCGCAGTGCGAAATCCGACAGAACTCAGAGACGCTATACTACATGGGCAAGACCGAAGCCGCAGACGCCCTTCTGTGCTCTGGCGACACGCGGGATGTGCTTGGGGCTTTGTGCTCTATCTACTGACTGCCACCGCAGTCAGCGCCCAAGTCACGGGCGACCTAAACACCAACAGCGGCAACACCAACTCCACCGTCGACAGCGGGAACGTCTCCAGCAACGAGACGCGGAACTATAACGGCTCCGGGTCCGCGCCGTTCTCCACTCCGGTGCCGACGGCTGCCGCGCCCACGGTGATGGGTGGCGGTGGCAATGACAGCTGTCTGATCCCAGAGCAGAGCGCCTACCAGATCAGCATCTTCGGACGCGCCAAGGGTGGTATGGTGCAAGACCCATCCTGCAATCGCCGCAAGGACGCCCGCCTGCTGGGCACCCCTCAGGAGCAGGGCGGCCTCGGCCTACAGGTGAGTGGCATTGCGGTCATGTGCGACAGCCCGCAAATCTTCAAGGCGATGGCCTTGGCATCGACGCCATGCCCGATCTACAGCCTAGAGACAGGCAAGCTGCTGGTGGGCCGTGAGGGCTATTTGGCCATGCGTGACAACCCGACCACCTATGTGGTAGGGTACGCCCAAGATCGGTCCTTCTGGGATACCTTCCTGCGGATTGGAGAGGAACTGCCCGATGTCCTGCCTCAAGAAAACACTGGCCCTACTCTGTCTGAGCGCTTCCGTCGCTCACGCAGAGCCAACGATGACGAACCTGCAGGGGTCGGCCCAGACAATCCTTGACCAACTGGCGGCAGCCCAGAGCCTGACGGCTGGCGCGACATACTATGCAGCCGATGGCGGCATCATCGCCCCCGGCGTCATGCAGGACGCCGCTGTCACCGAGCAGATGCGCCTCGACTACAACTCCGACATTCAGGGGGTGATCGACGCGACGTACTATAACGCCGAGCTTCTGTTTCAGGATCAATACACCGCAACAATGGTCAATCTCGATACGGCTGTGGACAACCTCGTTGCCGCGACTGCGGTTTTGATGGAGGTGCAAGCGGTGGCGAACATGGCTGCCGGTGCGGACACCGTGCAAGAGCAAGTGGCCTTCCAGACGATCTTGACCAGCAGCGACATGACGATCAGCGCCGCCGACGTGAGCAGCTACAACTCCGCCCTTGGCGCGGTACAGACCTACGCCCGCGATGCCGGTGCCTTCTTGGCTGCCTCGCGCAATGCCAGCATGACCAGCTCGGTGGACAACTACGCGGCCAACACTGGGGCCAGCCTGTACGGCGCGACGGTGGCCTACTCGGCCACGGCTGACATCATCAACGTGAGCATGGGCCAAGTCTACAGCATCGGCCTGCAGGGCTTGCTTGGCGCTGACGCGGTGTCACTGTCTGATGTCTACGCTGCGGGGTACGGCTCGTGAGCGAGGAGGCTGAAGCCACCGGCCTGCGGATCGCGGGTTTCGACATCAAGGGCTGGTGGCTTGCCGCCGCCCTTCCCGTCTTGTCTGGCTTGAGCGGCACGATCTATGTGGGCTACGACACCGTCAACCGGTTCTGGGCTGTTGAGGAGAGCGTGGATGGCGTCTTGGGCGTTGAGAGCCGGGTGCAAACTCTGGAGCAGGCCATACAGGACAACGACGTCCGGGGCCTTGCACCGAAGCTGTCGGCAATCTCGACCCAGATGGGGACGATCCTTGAGCAGCAGAAAGAGCTGATGGACCTGCGGTCAAAGGTGGAGAAGGCCGAGGGCGTCACCTCTGGCATCGACGCGAAACTTCAATCGTACGATGCAGAGATCGAAGACCTCTGGAAGGCCATGGACGACCTGATAAGGAACCCGATGCAATGATGAAACTTGAGAACTTCGTTTGGCTGGGCTTCATCGCCGCCTTGGGTGCGATCTTCTACCTGTCTGGTGACGGGTTCTATCGCTACCCCTGCCAAGACCCCGTGAACTGGACTGCACTCGAGTGCACTCCCCCGATTTGCCTACGCACTGGCATGTGCGCCAATGATCTGACAGGAGCCTCGCAATGAGCAAGAATGACCCAGACGTGATGGAAGCCAAGCTGCGCTACTTTATCGGCGTGGCCCTGACCGTGATCCTCGGTGGGGTGATATTCTCCATCCTCTACAGCCTGATCTTCGTGACCCAGCCGCTCGGCGATTCGAGCGAAAACGACCGCAAGTTCTTTGAGCTGCTGACCCCCATCGCCTCGTTTATCGTTGGCGCTCTCGGCGGCGTGATGGCAGCGGGTAATGGCAAGCAACGCGGTGGCAATGACGAGCCCCCGACACAGGAGTACACAGAATGATGAACTTTGGAGACGCGCTTGC